GGCCGTTCCACCCAAGGTGTCTGACAGCGTGTAAACGCCTGCGTTCGGATTAGTCAGAATAAAGTAGTCAGTTTGCGGGATTAATGGGGTTGGCAGCGCCCCGCCGCTGTTGCTGAACTGCACTACGTCACCGACTTGTTGAGTTTTCCATGCACCGCGCACGGTAATCGTGTCGTTGGTTGGGTTGGCTATGATGGGTGCTGCGAACCCTGCGACAAAGGTTACAACGACCGCGCCAATTTGCGGCAGCGGTATCGGCCATATTTGCCCGAATTTTGGGGTAATGCGGCACGGCTCACTCGAATAATCGACTGTATAAGTGATTGGATCAACAGTTTGTGTCGTGCCGTCCATCGCGGTGTAGGTGATCGACTCAACGACTAATACCGGAACTTTATCTAAAAAAATGGCATTGCCGGGGCGTGTGTAAGCTTGACCCCATGGCACGCCAAATTGTCCTACCCCTGGGAAGCTATCGAATATTTGATTGTATCTCGCACCCAGCATTTGCCTCCATGTGCGGTTTTCCGCCACCTTGCGCGCGCCCGAAATGGTGGCTTGCACATGGGCATCGTCCACGCCTGCATCTTGTTTGATTTGGGCTAACGCATCAATCAGGTGAATGGGTTCGCCTGCGGGTGCAGTTATAAGTTGGAGCGGCATCCGATTACAGCCCCAACTTCTTTATCGCCGCCACAAGGATGTCGTTATTGGCGCATAAGGCAGCGAGCTGCGTTGTGGTCAATGCCAACACCTGGCTGGTCGAAAACGATGCGACCCCGGTCGTGGTCAGTGCGGCGAGCTGCGCGGTAGTGAGAACGGGCGAAGTGAACAATCCTTCCATCGCGGCATGTTCTGCCTGGTGTTCGGCAACTTCTACCACGGGAGCGTTGTTTTCAAACAGTCCGGTGGTCAACAATCGCGTTGCACTTACCGAGTCGATCATTGCGATTTGCCCATAATTCCATCCGTTTTGATCCGGTGATTTGCTCTTCGTAGAAAAGGGCGTCACCAAGGTACTTCAGGGTAGTGGACATGATTAAACCTGCTCTGCCGCAGGTTGCGGCACGTTGCCATCGGCAGTTGCCGGTTCCGCTGCTGGGGTATCAGCATTGGCCTGTTCATTGGATTCGACAGGATCCGGCAAGATGTTTGTGGACTTGATGCTCACTTCTTCCGCGATCCCCATCGCGATTTGTCGGCGGTTTCTTCGGTAACCGGGTAGCGCGATCCGGCGGCGTATTTCACCGCGCCGGATTCAAAAAAATCCTGATTAAACTTGATTGATTGTGCCATATTGCCTCCAATAAAAAAGGGCACCCGCGACAGGTGCCCCCGTTCGTGATGCTTCTTTTACCCGATGACTTGCACAACAGCGGCCTGGTTGGAGCCGGAGCAAGGCGCGGACAGAGGATTGCCGCCCAGCAATGCGGCGCTGACTATGGATGCCGCCACGCCAACCGTCACCGACAAGGCGACATAGGCAAAGCCGTTCGCGCTGTCCAGATCGTCGCCACGGCATTCGATCAATGCCTGATTGTTGTTGTTGGTAGTGACTACCAGTTGCGTAATGGCTTTGCCGGTAATGTCCTTGGCACCGGCACCGGCGCTGCTGGTGGCTTGGCGCAACTTCGCGTCAACTGTGGCGGATGTTCCCAAAACCCCGGTTTGAACCAGCGCCATGATTGAGTGAAAAGCGGCCACGGGCACCCATGCGGTAACGACAGTGCTTGCCGCAACCGATGCGGGATCGAGAGTCGCCAGAACAGCTAGCTTCTCGGTGAGTAAGATATTTGGATTCATTGCTTTTTCCTTTTTGGGAGATTAGAAAAAGAGCCGCTTTCGCGGCTCTTCAGATTAACGTGCGCCCAACTGAACGAACGGGGAAAGCTTGTTGCTGCCGTTTGCCGGTGAAATGGCTGCTGACAACTTGCTCATGCCGTCCATGCGGAACGTGGTGCGGAAGGCGGTGGCGTCGGCATCGAAATACAGGTGCATGGAGGTCGCTGTTTCCATTCCTGCGGCCTTGGTGATGGCTTGCCAGTAGCTCAAATCCACCAGGTTCACATCGCCTTGCGAACTGAAGCTCTTGGCGTGCTGGCTGACGATGATCGGGCGGCCCAGCAATGTCCCGTAAGGGCTTCCCTGAATTCCACCAGGAACTACGCCGGATGGTAGATAGATCGGATAGTTGCCAAGTGTCATGGTGAACAGTGCGGGCAATACATCGTTGTTGATGATCCAGACCGAGTTGGGGAACGAACCTTCCGGCAATGCGGCGATCATTTTTGCCAGATTCATCGCCAGCAACGTTGCCGTGGATTGCGCCGATTCTTTGGCTATCACGAGAGCGGCGCCCGAATTTAATGCGCCTGCTGGCAGCGCACCGCCAGGGCCGAACAGAATCGCTTCGTTGGTTTTCCATTGCATGGAACTGCCGATCTTCTTCGGCAGATAACTGGCGAGCGCGGAAGTGTCGCCCAGCATTTCATCGGAGATTGGAACGAGCGCCATGAGCTTCTTGAGTCGCAGGCTGTTCAAACCCAATGCAGGCTTGGTCTGCGTTCCTGCGGTGGCCTCACCTTGCCAATAGGCTCGGATGCCGTTGGTTCCCCATGGCGTGGTTTCGTCCTTGGGGAAGGCCATGGTGTTGCCGTCGATATTCACGTCGTCGGTGTAGGGAAGCAGGGCGTTATCGCCCAGCGATAACATGAAGATTTCCTTGGAAAACTCGGGCGGAATAGCGAAGCCGCCATCTTGGCCGGAAGCTTCATTGCCGAAAACGGCAGGGGCCGAAGCGCCGATCAGCAGGCGGTTGTCGATTGCACCGCCCGTAGTGCGGATTTGCGAGGCTGCGAATACGGATTTGAAGTATTCGCCCGCAGATTGGAATCCGCCTTTCGGATCTTTGGCGACATTGTCGGTGACCACGAAATTGCCGGTGGCAACGGTAAAGCCTTGAGCGCTTGCATTCGCGGCGATCAGCTCCTGCTCGATGTCGATCTGTTCCTGGAAGCGTTCGATTTCGTTGCCTTTCGCATCTGCCGATGCTTTGGCGGCATCGAAGCTGGTTTTTTCTTCGGCGGTCAGTTCACGATTTTCTGTTGAGGCTTTTTCCAGTAAGGCGCTTGCGGCTTTGAGGGTTTCGGCTTTCGCTTGGGCTGCTTGCGCTTTTTTGGCTTGCAGTTCGCGTAATTTCTTGTTCATGCGGTTCTCCAAATTAAAAAACCCGCTGTGGGCGGGTCGTGTTGGCTTAAAAAAACCGCCTTGCGGGCGGTGGGTTTCGGTTTGTCATGTTCCCGCCGATGGGCGGGTGCTCAGTCTCATCGGAGCCTGAACGGGCGGGCCATGAC